ACAAGCTTCAATCAGATCCAGAGTCTGAATCTTGTCATCACCAGCAGAATAATGCTGATTGTATGTACCAGTAATATAATCTTGCAGTTCTTTGAGGATCTCATCCTCACTGTATTTGTATCGATTAGGGTCTTTGTTCATATCAAGGTGGAAAGTAATGTGATCGTCACCCATACCACCAGGAATGGGTGTTCCCAAATTCAGAGTACCTGTATCCATATTCAATTCATCGTATAGGAAGGACCAAGAGTTAGCCATAATTATATCAAACTGTAGAAGTTTCGTCAACAGGCATCACAAAGTCAGCATCAACCTTGTCATAAAGTTCAAGAAATGCTTGCTTAGTTTCATCGTCAAAGCGATTGACGCAGACCTGAATTGCCTTTGCCTTATCACCAAAGATGTTGTATGCCCTCACAATGTGAACCAGACGACGGGTACTGATAATCTCCTCAATACCACCATCATAGAAGGTCTTGCGGATGATGTCTGCCCAGTCAGCAAGTCGCTTACAGAAGTCATCATCATCACAGAGTTTGCTGAGGATCTTCTGTTCAATAGAAGTAGAAGGATACTCCTGCTCAAAAGTCACAGGGAAACGCTCAAGGAATGCTTCGTTGAGCACATTGGTGCCAATGAAACGTCCATCATCAGAACCTTTGCCCTTGGTATTAGCAGTAGCGAAGACTTGGAAACCTTCAGATGGATTGACAAAGCGGCCAATCTTTTTCAGGAAGACTCCTTTTCCTTCGAGTACGGACTGAAGGCAAAGAATTTTGTTGGAAGCCAGGTCAATCTCGTCAAGCAGTAGAATCGCACCGCGCTCCAAGGCTTCGATGACCGGACCATTGTGCCAAACGGTCTCACCATTGACAAGGCGGAATCCACCAATAAGATCATCTTCATCAGTTTCTACCGTGATGTTGACTCGGATGAGTTCTCGACCAAGTTGAGCACACGCTTGCTCAATCGAGAACGTTTTACCATTGCCAGACAATCCCGTAATGAACGTCGGATAGAATACACGGGACTTAATAATTTTTTTAATATCGCTGAAGTTGCCAAAGCTGACGAAGGAATCATCTTTTGTAGGAATAAGGTTTTGCTCTACTGCAGGCATCGCTGCAGGTCCATTGTAAGTTACTTCCAGTTCTTCTACAGTCTCCTTTGTTACTTCAAGGTTCCACTTACCACGACCGACTTTGTAATCCTTCAGTTTGTTGGTAACGGTTTGATAATTTGTATCATTCATCGCACACCAAGCACGAACATCGGCAGCAGTAAACTCTGAACCGTAAAGTGCTTGGAGTGAAGTGCAGATGTACTCAGGTGAGAGTGCCATGTCTTTTGTTTAACTGAAGTTATTATAGAACATAAAGAAGGGGTCCAAAGACCCCCATGTGTCACTTGTTATGCCGTCCATACTTATATCGCATAGCCTGAAGTAACCATGCTTGCGTGAGAGACTTAGGACCATTCTCAAGAATATCCATTACCTTAGGATCCTTTTCCGATGCTTTGGCAATTTCTCTCCAGTTATCTTTATATTCGGTCATGCCACCAGAGAAATAAATTCGCCAAGAACTTTCTTATTTAGTTTCTTAGTCTTGAGAGATTTAATGAATGCAGACTTGATTTTTGCTTTAGTAGCTCCATCATCAACTTCAAACTCAGAATCCTGAGAAAGTGACGTTGCAGAGAGACCAAAGTATGCATGATATCCAGAGTTCTTAATAGTGAAACTACGAAGTTTCTTCCAATCGTTTTGAATTTTACGAAACTCATCGGAGTATTGATCATAATACAATTTCATAAAATGACTACAATCGCGACTTTCAAGAACACGAATACCAACAAAGTTAACTGAGGGGAAATTATCACGAAGATTGCGGAGCATTAAATCAGTAAAACCATGCCAACCATAAGGAACCTGATATGTGTTACCAGTCTTCCTGTCCCGAAGGAAAGTAACACCACCAACCATCTGACGTGCTCCCATGAAAGGATCACTCTCCCAGCGACGTTGTACTTCAACGTGACGAGCAAGATGATTTGCTTCACCATCAGTCAGAACAATACACTGAACCTTCTGTACTTTGTTCTCGCGTTGAAACTGAGGCAAAATCTGATGAAGACATACAAGAGCTTCATTTAGGGGAGTACCAGACAAACCTAAACGAGTGGAAACAGAATAACTACTGTGATAAAAATCTGAGAACGACTTTGCAACTCGCCAAATGTTAATCATCTGGTGTTCCAACTGCTTTGCATTTGTTTTACTGGTAAGAAGATTCATCATAGAGAACTGCTCACCAACGACAAGAAGATTCTCCTTTGGCACATACGAATACGTACAGTCTGCAGGTTTAACCATTTCTCCTTTCTCATAATCAATCTCAGGTTTCTTCCACTCATTGGTAAAAGCATAAACCTCAAAAGGAATAGAAACTTTTTTACAGAACCACATCAAGTTATAGAGTTGCTTGATCGTGTCAAGCATCACACGACTCATAGAACCACTCCAGTCAAGGACAAAGATCAAACCATGATTTTTACCATCTGCAAGAGTAGTTACTTTCCTGAATAGATCTTCATTGTACTTGTAAGTGTGAAGTTTAGAGCAGTCCAGAACACCAGTGCGCGAAGTGGTAGCACGGGCATAGGAATCTGCTGCCTTACGACACTCAAATTCTTTCACCAGATAATTAACTTCTTTCTGAGCAGAACGCTTAAATTTAACAAACTCTTCATCTACTCGCGAAAAAAGATTGTGAGTGAACGATTCCTGCTGAAGGTTAAACCATCGATCAATCTCTTCATGCACATCTTCATTCTTGGCAATAATATGTTTTAGTTCAACCTCAGGGATCTCAACATAGATGTTTTCACGGCTGTCACCATCTACAAGATCTTGCAAATTTTCTTGAAGAGCATCAGCAGTCTGAACTTCAGGTTCCTCAGTCAGAGGAGCACTAGCAGGTTCATCTCCAGTGATATCCTGTTGATCAGGACTTTCGTCACCAGAACCCTCACTTTCTCCAGAAGAGTCTTGAGGTTGATCTACTAGTTCATTTGCAGGTTGTTCAGAATCACCACCCATTTCTGGAGGAGGAGTAATATTATCTACCTTTTCTTCTTCTTTCTCTTTCTTACAATACAGATACAACTCTTCTGCGATCTTCAAGGCATCGTCGAAGGTTTCTACTTCTGCAATCTTTTTAATTAGAATACTCTCTTTAGAATCAAAAGAGATGTCTACAAAATTACCGACCTTAAAGTGTAGATTTGCACGATCAGCAAGGTTAAAAGTAGAGATATCGCTATCAGAAATAGAAAAGAAGTCCTCGTCATTGAGTTCCCGGTATCCGTTGAAAAACGTTTTAGCAAGGCCAGCATACTTTCGCTTCATCAATTTTTCAATACGAGCATCCTCAACCACGTTCACAAACTGTGGGGGAACTGCAACTTTTTCCAACCAATTTTCATCTGGTGTAAAAAGAGCGTGTCCAACTTCATGACCTACTAGCAGGTCATAGACGGTGTTGCTTGCCCTCTCCCACATAGGCAACGTCAACACGCGAGTGTGGACATTAAAGCAGGCAGTCTGCACTTGCTTATGCTCTACAATCAAGTCCTCAGTGGCAAGGAGTTTAGCAAGTTGAGATTTGATTTCGTGCTTGACTGCCATTGGATTTCTCTTGTATGACCATATAATACCAAACCCCGACCTTACGGCCGGGGTACTAGGTGACAGTTCTCCAGGTGTCTGGTTTGTAATTCTATACTTCGTCTAAAATTGTTCTACAAATTTTTTTACAAGTTGATTGCGATTCATCACATTCAATTAAGCAGTCATAGTAGTCGTTGATTACATCTGCCTCCTCTAAGGTGCGATCCAAAGTTCTCTCAAGTCTCAGAACACTTTGTTTCCATCCTGCCAATTGATTATGCGATAAAAGATTATGCATGATGTTCTCCGTGTAAGTTTTCATGATGTAGGGGTTTTAGATCATTCATTCCTCTCAATTCTACTAGTATTTAGTCAGCGTTTGCTAACTTAATGAAGTTGGCGTTACATTTTACTTTCCTTCACAGACCAGATGCCATATGTGAAAAACCTTTAACTTTTTCAAACCTTATTACATTTTCAAATTTATCGTGTAAATCTGCTTTGTGAGATATGACAAAGATATTGGCGTCTTTGATAACAAAACGAATGATCTTCATAAACTCATCCGTGCCGAAACCATCTAGTGAACTATCAAATACCTCATCCATAATTAACAGATTAGTATTGACAGAGTTCTTCATCCGTGCCACTTCACGCCAGGTAAAGAGTAGGGCCAGGTCAATTCTCATCTTCTCTCCCTCGCTGAAAGAAGCATATGAGAAATCCTCGTGAATTGGGGACTGGACGGTTTCGTTAAATTCCTCATCAAGTGTGAAGTTTATGTAGAAATCCATCATCTGAAGATAACGGTTAACTTGCTGATTTATCAGCGGTAGATACTTCTTAATGATTTTGGATTTAACTCCACCGTCTTTTAGTAGACTATACGAAAAATCGTAGTAGTTGATCGTGTCCTTACGTTGAGCGAGTTCGTCGTATGTTGTTCTTAAATTGTCTTTAAAGGATTCTAACTTCTCATCTTCAATATTTCTATTTGCAAGTTGATCGGTAGTTCTTTGAATTTCCGATTCCAAATCTCTGATTTGTCGTTGACATCCAGAGATTGTAGTATTGTTTTTAGAAATGCCATGCGTTAGGGAAGTAATCTCCTTACTTAAAAGTAAAAATTGACGCTCTCGCTCTTCCTCCTTATTAATCGCATCTTCCAGTTCTTTATAACCGGATTGCAACTCCTTTGCCTTATTTTGAGCGTCAGTAATTCTATTTATTCTTACGTCCTCTTCAATTCCTTGTCCACAAGTAGGACAAACCGTATTCTCTGTAAAAAATTTATGTTCCTTAGTAATAGTTGATACTTTGTTAGAAATTTTACCTTTCAGATCTCCAAGTTTACGAAGTTTAGCTTTTGCAGTATCAAGACCCTCAATCTCTTTGGTGAGAGAAAAGATATCTTCCTCAATGATCCCATTAGAACGCATCAACTCCATCTCTTCGTGAAGGAGTTTTTCGATGTGATTTTCTTTATCTTTAATATTTTGTTTTCCTCTCTCTTCAAGTTCACAAATAAAGTTCTCTTGCATCTCAACTTTATCTGTTAGAGATTCTTTCTTTAAATTCAATATCTTTACATCTTCTTTCTGTTGTCGCAGTTTATCTCTGAGAAGATTATTCATTGCGGAGAAAATCTTAATGTCAAGGAGATCCTCAATCACTTCTCTACGATTGTTTGTGGTCAACTGCATGAAAGGGGTGAACCCAGCAGAACCTAGAATGACAATCTGAGTAAATGACTTATAGTTCATTTTGATAACGTTCTGCTCCAACCACTTCTGCTGATCTATGGCTGAGGCAAACTGGTTCATCAAAGAACCGTTTCTCCAGATCTCAAATACATTTGGTTTAATACCACGGATAATTTTCCAATCAGTATTATTAACAGAGAGACAAACTTCTACCTTACAATCCTTTTCGTTTGTAGAGTTGATTAACTGAGGTTTGTTGATTTTACGAAATGGTTTGCCAAACAAAGAAAAGCAGAGAGCATCCAACACTGTGCTCTTACCCGCACCATTTGTTCCGATGATCAGATTTGTATGATGTTTAGTGAAGTCAATTTCAGTATATTGGTTACCTGTAGAGAGAAAATTTTTCCAACGAACCGTCTCAAATAAAATCATGTTCTTCTTTAGGTGGAATTACAACGTCATGTTTTGTGATAATTGTGTACTTGTAATCATGAGTCTCACAAGTCTTTATCATAATTTCATCTTCAACTTCGATGATGTGCATCTCAGGAGCTCCATCATCCTCTAACATCATAGCATATCTTGTGGCATCATCCTCATCTTCAAAGAGATATAAAATATCTTCTCCCTCATCATCTGATACAGAGTATGCTCCTTCAGTTTCTTTTCCGTAGATAGTTAAGATATACATCAGATCAACTCACAGGCTTCCTGGTAAACTTCATGCATGATTTTTTTAACTACGGACTTATCAATACTTATTTCCGCTTCTTCAATGTATCTATTCAAAATAGAGATAGTATCCTCAGATTCCAACGGATCAAAATCATCATCACCATACCATCCAGCAAAATCAAAGTTTTCTGTAACCTTTAACTCTGCAACTCCCACTGCATAAAGTTTATCAATGAATTTTTCAAACTTTTTAGTATCCGATTTTTTACGAACAATCACCTTCGCAATTTTATTTTCATACTCACGAGCATCAAATGTTTGATGATCGGTATCTTCGTAGTAGATGTTGTAAAACAGTTTGTAAGGATTATCTACATGAAAGTGTTCAAGAGTTTCTGTATCAAAGATGGTGAATCCTCTCCGATCACCGACATCTGTCCAGAACATCTCATACGGATTTCCCAAGTAGAAGACCCGTCCATCATTCGATCTAGTGTGGTAGTGACCGCTGAAGACCTTAGAGAACTTTGAATATAACTCGCTCTCATGACCATGATCCATGACGACTTGTTTATTAACTCTAAATCCGTTGAGCTCAAGGTGCCCCATCGCGACCTTGCAAGTTGTCTTTTGAATAAGTTGATAAGTAGTCTTTTCATTTTCCTGATTGATCCACGGAATAAACAGTGTTTTCAGTCCATCCAGATTAACCTCTGTTGCTTCCGAATATACAGTTACGTTATCATACTCGCGAAGCAGAAGGTCAACAGCATTGACATCATTTGTGTTTTTATAGTATGCCGTATGATTACCAACGATAGTATGAACAGTGACACCCATATCACTTAGTTTATCGTAGTAGTTATTTTTTGCCCATGATAGTGCAGAAAAGTCAATACCTTTCCTACTATCAAAAGTATCACCCATGTCAACAATTACAGAGATGCCATTCTCCTCCAGATAGGGGAAGAAGACATCATTGTAAAACTTTAGAAAGTAATCGTGAAATAACTTGGAGTTTTTACGAGCACCAAAGTGTTGATCAGTGATAATTGCAACTTTCATCAATAACGCAGTTTGGAATGCACAGCATCTTTGATGCTATTGTAATCTGAATAGTTAGATCCGTCA